TGATGGGATATTCCACAAGGAAAACAAGCAGAATCAGGATGTATTCAGGAATAGGCGAGCCCAATATTACATCAGGGTCAGAGATAGAGTCTGGAAAACGTACCAAGTGATCACTGGACAAGGCTATTATCCCAAAGAGGAACTTATCAGTTTTTCGTCCACTATTGACAAAATAGATGTCTTGAGAGCAGAATTGTGTAAAGTTCCCACAAAACCAAATCCTGCCGGGATGATTCAGATATTGTCTAAGCCGGAGATGGCCAGATTGGAGATCCCTTCACCGAACATGGGTGATTCCGTGATGATGCTTATGGTAAACCCTGAATCGAAAGCAGACGACAACTGGCAACCGCCGAAAGTTCACAGGCAAGGGCGGTCAGCTTCGCAATATGAAAAGCGCAGGAGACATTGATATGGGCGATATAGTCAAAGGTTTAGGCAGGGCTGTTACTTCAATATTCGGGATGGAAGGACCGCCGGCTCCAGAAGAAAAAGCAGTGGCTCCCACACCTGATGATAAAGCAATGAGGCGAGCACGTGAAAAAAGAGCTATGCGCCGCTATTCTGGAGCTGGTCGGGCGGGCACCATGCTCACCGATGAGTCTGGAAAACTTGGCTAAAGTGGGAGAATAATCATGGGCAGACCGACAGCCGACCGCAAGAAGAAGCCGCCAATGACGGCGCAACGCACACCTGAAGAATTGCTGCCTAAACCTAGCAGAGTAGGTGGCAAAGCCTGGCGCGAAAAAGCTCAAGCTGAGATATTAAAGCCCTATACCACGATTTCGGGCATGTTCGATAAAATTGAGACACGCAAAGCCGGCGATGTGGCACCCACTGAACAAGGTACATTCCGGGAGCGAAGTAGAAAAAGAAAAAAGACCGCAAGGCGCGCATTAAGTACCTCACTTGAATATCAGGATACTCTTGGATAGGTCATGCTAGATCAAAAAAAACTGAAGGAGTTATCGCAAGACCTTCTTACAAAACATCAGCCTATGATGTCTCTTTACCAGACGCTCGCCGACCACTTCTATCCTGAACGAGCTGACTTCACTGTTAGACGCAATATCGGTACGGAACTGGCCGATCTCCTCGTTGAATCCTACCCCATCCTTGTGCGCCGTGACCTGGGCGATTCCCTCAGCTCAATGCTCAGGGAAGGCGATTGGTTTGAGATGGGCATCAATGGAGAAGCCGATCAACTCGGTAAAATGTGGCTCCAATGGGGTTCTAAACGACTGAAAAAGCTATTTGATGATCGAAAGTCGAATTTTATTCGCGCCACCAAGGAAGGCGATCATGATTTCGTCACCTTTGGCAACACCGTCCTTTCGGTAGAGCGTAACCGCAAAGCTGATGGATTGTTATTCAGATGCTGGCATCTGCGGGATTGCTCCTGGTTTGAGGATGAGAGCGGTGCCGTGGCAGGTGTTGTGAGGAAGTGGAGCCCGCGATATCATGAAATGGTCAGTTATTTTGGCAAAGATAACGTCCATCCCGATATTGCTAAAGCCACAGGACAAGATTCGATGAAAGAGGGTGAGGTCCGTCACATCGTTATCCCATCAGATATGTACGGCAAGGATGAGCTCACTAATCAGTATGCCTATGTTTCAATTTATCTTGATATCAAGCATGAGAAAATCCTGGAAGAAACGGGCATGAACTACAATACGTATCTGGTTCCGCGGTTCAAAACAATCCCGGGTTCCCAGTTTGCCTACTCGCCGGCCACTGTCATCGGATTACCGGATGCGCGCTCTCTTCAGCAGATGCAGCACACCCTCCTTGAAGCTGCAGAGAGATATGCCCGGCCGCCGATTATTGCCACATCAAAGGTTATCCGCGGCGATGTTGACCTGGCGGCGGATGGTCTCACCTGGGTTGACAATGAATATGATGAACGGCTTGGAGCTGCCCTACGGCCACTCGCACAGGACAGGGGTGGTTTCCCGATAGGCCTGGAAATGAAAGAACAGCAGATTGAGACGCTGCGTAATGCCTTCTATGTCAACAAGTTAAGCCTGCCGGACACAAGCCGGGAAATGACAGCCTATGAAGTTGCCGAGCGCATGAAGCAATACCGGCGCGAGAATACGCCATTATTTGCTCCGATTGAGGTTGAATACAGCGGCCAGCTGTGTGAATTGGCTTTTGATATCGCCATGAATTCCGGGTTTCTCGGGGCTCCAGATGACATCCCGGAGTCACTGCGCGGCCAAAATATCATATTCAAATTCAAATCCCCATTGAGCGAGACCGACGAGGAACAGAAAGTGAGCCGATTCCAGCAGGTTACTGGCATGACAGAGCAGGCTGCAGCGATTGATCCTTCTGCAAGACACAATGTTAATATAGATGCAGCCCTGCGCGATGCAATGTCTGGCTCAGGCGCACCCGAAAGCTGGAAACACTTGCCGAAAACAGTTCAGGAGAAGAAGAAAGCTGAGATGCTGCAGCAAGCAGCCGCAGCGGCGGCGGAGTCTGGAATGACTGAGGCCGGCTAATTGGTACAGAAAGTCCCAGAATGCTTCAGGTGCGAGGAACTGGATAAGATAGAGCACCAGGCCTTGATAGCGGTACATAAGGGCGAAGCAGACCCGGGTCAGCAAGCACTCGCTATACGTGTTATCGTGAACAAGTTTGCCCGGGCACACGATTTGCTATACATCCAAGACTCCATCGGTGATACCGGAATTCTAAATGGACGCGCCTTTGTCGGGCAACAGATACTGAAGCATTTGAAGATTCCAATTGGTAAATTCCATTATCCAGAGGCCAATCAAGAGGTGAATAAAACATGAAACGATTCAATCAAAGACGCAGACGGCTGATGTTCCTCCACATGATGAGCGACGATGATGGCGGCGGTGGCGGCGGTGATCAAGGAGCCAGTGATCAAGGTGGAAATGGCGATACAGGTGGCTCAGGGAGCAGTGATCAACCCCCAGTCAATCATTTTCAATCCATGCCCGATGATTGGCGTACCCAGGCGGTTAAGACCATGGGTATCGAGGAAGGCAGCCCAGATTTCGATAAGCGCGTCAAACAGCTTGAGCGCGTGTCTGATTTTAGTGTATTTGGCAAGAATTACTTCGAATCCATGGATAAAATACGCAGCGGCATGGTTGAGAGCGGATTACCTGAGAATCCAAGTGACGAGCAATTGGCAGAATACCGCGAAGCCAACGGCATCCCGACAGAGCCCGGCGGTTATGAGCTAAATCTTGATGAAGGCTTGGTTCTGGGTGAAGAAGATGAACGCATCATGAAGGGTGTCTATGACGTTGCCTATGCCAACAATGTTCCTTCTGAGTCAGTTAATGCGATGACCAATGCTCTTTTGCAGGGGCGACAGCAGGAAATGGATGCTCGAATCAGTCAGGATGGCGTTGATAAACAAACCAGTGATCGCCAGCTGAAAGACGCTTGGGGTGGTGATTTCGAGACTAATTTGAATAGCGTTAAGGGGCTCATCAATTCATTACCAGCATCAATCAAGGAAGGGTTTATGGATGCCCGCACGCCGGACGGAAGAGCTATATTCAACAGTCCTGAACTGATGGTAGCTTTTGCGGAATGGCAGCGTAAGATTGATCCTTCCGCCACTGTCGTCCCGAATGTATCTAATCCAATTCAATCCATGAATGATGAAATTAAATCGCTTGAGGACCGAATGGGCGATGAGGATTGGCATAAAGATTTAGATTCACAAAAACGGTATCAAGATTTGGTCAATGCTCGGGACAGTATGATGCAACAGGCATCTTGACATATTTCATTAATTTTGATTCAATTGATACTGAGAACCGAAGGCGACCCCTGATGTGGTTGTGCGGCCCCTTTTGAGGCTTACCCGCAGTCTGACCATATGATGGCCTACTCGAACTACGGTATGAAGGATCCAGATTATCTGGATTTTATACTTTATTTTGCGAGGACATTACGATGGCTGACACAGCTTTTCAAACAATGTACCGCAAAGAGTTCATCAAGGGCTTTGAGAAACGCCAGTCTCTCGCTCGTCGTACTGTTACGACTGAGACAGAGATCAACGGTAATGAAGCAGTATTCCTTGTAGCGGACTCGGGCGGTGCATCAGCAGTTACCCGCGGCGTGAACGGCGACATCCCGACACGTCCCGATAATCTCAACCAATTTACCGCGACTCTGAAAGAGTGGCATGACGTTCCTGAGCGTACAAATTTCAATCTGTATGCCTCTCAGGGCGATGGCCGACGCATCATGCAGGAAACCTCCATGGCCGTTGTCAATCGAAAGATTGATGATGATATCCACCTTGCATTATCTGCTGCTACGGTTACCAAGACTATGACTCAAACAAGCAAAGGTGCATTCCTGGCTGATGCTATTGAACTGGTAGTCACACTGCAGAATGCTTTTGCCGACGAGGAAGAGCCTTATGCTTTAATAACACCTGCTTTCCGCGGTAATCTAATGCAGTTGCCGGAATTCGCATCTATTGACTACATCCAGCAGAAACCATTTGAAAACACTTCCAGATCGAAAGCATTCAACTGGAATGGCGTCAACTGGATTGTTGATGCGGGTCTACCTGGTGCCGGTGGCACATCAACCTGTTATATTTACTCTCGTAAAGCAATCGGTCACGCATGTGATACCGAGAATATCCAGACATTTGTCGGGTACGATGAGAAAAATGACAAATCCTGGGCCCGTTGCACGACCTATATGGGCTCTAAACTACTTCAGAACAGCGGTATCGTGAAGATTACTCACGATGATACTGATCTGGATCTAACCGCTTAAGGAGGTCTATCATGGCTTATTCAACAAGTAATCCTCCTCGGATGATGGTTCCAGCAGTTGGTTCGACTTCCCCGAGTTGGTGGTCCTATGATTCGGCGGATGCAGCAACTGTGGTTCGTGTAACCGGGTATATTACCGATGGTGATGATCTGGGCATGAAAGTAGGTGATATCGTCATCCAGTCAGATGCGGCCGGTGCGACTGTTGCACATATCTATGTGGTTGTATCAGTTGCTGCTGGCGGTGCTGCCGATTTGTCTGATGGTACTGCAATTGTGGTTACCGATACCGACTAAAAAGTTTGGCCGGCCCAATAGGCCTCTTCACCCCAGGTCGGGTCGGTCATTTTTAAATCAACGGAGGTAATTGTATGTCTGCTACTGAAGAAAGCACTGTTGAGGAATTAAAAATCAGTCCATTGCACCGTGGGGAATTTGGTGCCGATCAACATAAAGTGAAGCGCTTCAATGCATTTGTGCCTGGTGTCTATACCATCGCAGAACTGGAAAACCCTGAGTTCTGGGCGAATGTGGCTCACTCCATGGAAGTAGGTTGCGAAGTACGCTGTCTGGCCAAAGATATGTCCTTTGTTGCCAGGGGAATTTGTACTTTCCAGCAAGGTAGCACTGCCAAAATCAAAATCTTTGAATTCCATAAGCTCGATGAAGTTGATTATGAGGCTTTGAGTGACGAGGCGAGTGATTATTTGGTCAAATTCCGTGGGCCCAGGAAGTGGAGCATTATCAAGAAATCCACTGGTGAGGTGGTCAAAGAAGATATTTCCGACCAGACCAAGGCCTACAAAGAGCTGGATGACTACAAAGCCGCTCTGAGACGCTAAGCCCATGGCCATTGATAAGCTGTCATTGTATAACAATGCGCTTCTGCTTATCGGCCAGCGCACTTTAACGAACCTCACTGAAGACCGGGAACCACGTTACCTGCTCGATGGAGTCTATGATCTCGGGGCGATTGAATATTGCCTTGAGATCGTAAAACCTGTCTTCTCAAGAAAAACGGTCGCCCTTACCTCTTCTACTGCAAACCCGGAACACGATCTCGGCAATGACTTCACGTTGCCAACGGATTACGTCACTACGGTACAGGTTTACAGCGACTCAAAACTCGATCAGCCTATCTCCAGGTACATTATCGAAGGGAACATATTGACATGTGACTTTTCGACAATCTATTTGCGCTATTCCTCAGATGATTATGTAACTTCGTTCACAAATTGGTCAAACGTATTCGCCCAGGTTGTTTCTGCATATCTTGGCAGGGAGATAAGCGTAAAGCTTGATCCAACACAATATGGTTCGATTAATAGCCTGTTCACGGACAGAATTGAAATAGCCCTCAAGCTTGATGAAAGAATCGAGCCGATAGAGCGCTCATCCGTTACAACCAATACACTGACCAATGATTGGCGGATCATTTATAACGATGCCCTGCTTATCATGGGGCTTGAGGAAATCACTCAGAATACAGATGACTCTAACCGGCGCACAAAGCTGGATAGGGCACTGGATGCAAACCTGGTCAAAGACTTGCTGGAGGACACTGGCTGGACATTCGCGGTCACCTCGACCCGAAGTACCTACAATGTAGCCGTTGAGCCTGCCTGGGGTTACACAAGAGCTCACGATAAGCCTGCCGACATGTACCGCATCGTAGGCCTTTTCTATGATGAATATATGCAGCAGCCGTTGAAATTGTATCAAGACGAAGGCGATTTTTTCTTCACCGATGAAGATGAAATCATTGTTTCGTACATAAGCAGCGACTGGCTCACCACTCCCGCGGCCTGGCCGGCCTTTTTCAAGCGCCTGGTCGCAGCAAAAATGGCCAATGATGCCGCCGCAAGCCTGATAAGGGAGGGGGCCGACACTGAAAGGGCGAAAGATACCTATGAAGAACGCATGAATTCGGCCATGGCCAATGATGCAATGGCGGCACCTCCGCGTAAATTAGCAGGCGGCCGGTGGGTAAGTTCCAGGTTTAAAGGCGGATATCGTGGGCGACCGTAATGATCAGAGGCGTAGTCAATCATTTCAATCGTGGTGAAATAGATCAAAGAGCTCTCGCAAGGGAAGATTTAAAACGTATCAATCAATCTGCATCGTTGATGCGTAATTTCGTTCCGACGCGCCTGGGTCCGATGATATATCGCCCGGGCACTGAGTATTTGGCGACGTTAAATGCTTCAAATACCCATCGAATGGTCGGGTTCATCAATGCCGTGGATGATACGGCAATCCTGGATTTCAATAACGATACCCTTGAATTCATCGTCAATGACGTCGTAATACAGACAACTGCAGTCACATCAGTATTCACAAACGGCACATTCACAACCGATATCACCGGATGGACTGATGACTCAGGCGGCGCGGCTTCGACGGCCTGGTATGATTATGGCGGCGGCGATGGCGCCCTGGCCCTGACCGGTGATGGTACCAGTAACGCTGTTTCATACCAAACAATCGCATCTACCGATACGGATGAAGAGCATTTCATGCGCGTAGTGATTGACCGGGCACCGGTGGGCGTCAAGATAGGAACATCGGGTAACGGTAGTTCAGATGTCTTCAGTGGGACTTTAAAACAAGGTGAGCATGTACTCACTTACACGCCAAGTGGCAATATTACAGTCACTTTCGAGAATTCAAAGAAATATCGTGCATTGGTCGATTCCATATCATTCGATGCTGGCGGATTAAATTTAGCCATCACCACACCGATGCTTGATGCCGGATTGATTTCTCTGAGAGAGGAGCAGTCAGGCGATATCATCTACGCTGCGCATGACAATGGTAGGCCTTTCCAGGTAGAGCATCGCGGCGATAAATCCTGGTCAGTAGTTGATTATCTAAGTGATGATGGACCTTTTGAGTCAATTAACATCAGCAATATTTCGATGACGCCAGCTGCATTGAATGGCGATACGACGCTGACGGCTTCAGATGACTTTTTTCAAGCGGGCCATGTTGGCGATCTATTTAAAGTCGGATCTTCCGGCCAAATAGTCCAAACGGTCGTCTCGGTCGATACCGGCGCCGGTACGGGTTCCATTGAAGTTGTGGGGATCGGAGCCTCCAGAGCCTTTGTTATTACAATCTCCGGTATTGTCACGACGGTCACCGTGACACTGCAGCGTTCACCTGACGATCTCAATTGGGAGGATGTCTTAACATACACGACCAATCAATCGGCGACGGCATATAACGATGGGTTTGATAATGCTGTTCTTTATTATCGTCTGTACATCAAGGCCGGTGATAATGGAACCCCGGACACTGTGACACTCAAATTGAATTATCCATCAGGTTCCATTGAGGGTATTGGCCGGGTAACCGAATACACATCTGCAACGGTTGTCAATATCCAGGTATTGAGAGATTTTGGTGCTACCGATGCCTCTCTTGACTGGTATGAAGGCTCATGGTCGGGCGTTCCGCTTTCAATCAATGATAATCATCAGTACCCAGGCACCGTTTCAATCGCAGAAGGCCGGCTTTGGTTCGGCGGCGAT